GGTGGGTTATCAATAAAGTCTTTCCACTTGTCATAACGAGCCTGTTTCATGGCTTCAATCTCAACATCAGATAAACCATGTTCATCTGCTAGATGAAGTGCATCTGAAAATCCGTTGATTTCGAAGTCAATCTTTATCATGTTGTAGATAAACGAATCAATGCTGCCGTTGTGCTATTAGTTGGCATTGTTAAAGTAAATGTTCCTGCTGTAATAGTTTGCGAGCCAAACGTATGAACAGACACCGCTTTATTAGACTGAGTTGAGTTATATAACAACATAGTGTCAAATGCAGTTGTCAAAGTTACTGTCGTGTAAACAATACTTGCCGATGGAGTCCAATATCCTACACCAGCCGTTGTTGATGCGTTTGTAGATGTTGGGTTAGTTGCACCTGTAACCGTTACACCACCAGCCGTATATCCTGTTCCTGATACTTCACCAGTTGCGCTATACGCAGTAGTAGAAGCATTAAGAGTGGCAGATGCTAGATATAAAGCCGCTTTAAATGTATTTGCTGTACTTGCAGTTTGTGCTGGATTAGCCGAACTAAAGTTATGGGTTGCGCTTAACAGTTCCCCCAAAAACGAAGTACACATTGATTGAGTATTTGCCATAATTTATCCTAAAGTTGCACCGACTAAATCGGTAAATGGTGAAGTTTTAAGGGTTACATGAGCAGAACGATGGACTAGTTCACCGTCTAGCCAATACTCTGTCCAAGTTGTGTTCTCAACGTCATTGTCAACTGAACCTTCTTTTTTTTCAAGAAGGGAGTCATCCATTTCGCCTTTTGTTGTTGTAATTAACATAGTATCCTAAGAAATAGTTATTACTGCGGTTGTTGATGATGGTGTTGGGAAAGTAACTGTAAACGTACCCGTTGTTGTCTTATCTGACCCAAAATTCAATACTGCTACTGTTGCACTTGTTGTACTATTGTAAATCAACGCACCCCTACAAGTAAAGGATGCGCTTGTCCAAGTTACTGGGTCAAACGATATGTAAGCCACATTGTTTGTAGTATCCCCAGTAGGTATGTTTGATATAGTTAAAGTATTTCCGCCAGCTGTATATCCTGTACCTGTAACTTCGCCTGTAACTGTATATGCCGCTGTAGTGTTATTTAAAGTAGCGTTTGCAGTATACAAAGCAATTTTGTAAGTATAAGAAGTTCCAGTATTAAAATTAACCAATCCACTGAGTGCATCAGTCTTAAACTGTGTAGTTTGTCCTTGAACTATGGTCACGAGTTAGGTCCGCTCACATTTAATTTAGTCTGACCATCTCTATATGCATCGCCACGCTCCAGACCATCGCCAAGGCGTTTAGCTAGAGTTACGGCTTCAGTAAACTTCTGCTCGTAATAAGTGACCATATCCTGCTCACCCTTCATAAATATCATGGCTTCCCGCATTGCACCATACAGCAGAACAGGGTCAAAGTTATCGCCAAGCCAAGAAGTGCCATTAGAGTTATTAACTGTTAACACAGGTATAGAGAACCCAGAACCAGAACCAACGCCAATATTAGCTGCGTCAAAACTTAAGTTGTCGCCTACTCTGTAGAAGTTGCCACCATTAGTCAAAGCTATTGTTGTAACTATACCGCCAGCAATAGTTATTGTAGCTACAGCTCCTGCACCCGAACCACCTGTTAACGGAATATTTGTGTAAGTTCCGTTAGTGTATAAAGTTCCGCCAGTAATAGTGCTTAAAGTTGTAATAATACCCTGCACAATAGATGCTGGATAAAAGAAATAATGCAGTTCTGCGGTATATGTCTGGTCTGGCGTTGGACCTACAATAGCTACTAATTCCACATTATTTGTGTTTTGTGGGTATTGTGGACCAAATAAGGCGTAATACTGCGGTGTTCCTAAATCAGTTGCTTTAGGGTAAGCCTGTCTAATAAAGTTTACATCTTTATTAAGTAGATACTCGTAACCATTAGTTGTTACTATAGCCAAAGAATATGTGGATAAAAAATCATCCGGCAGAGAAAGATACTGATTACTTGTAGTTAGAGTCCCAGTCACGTTCTTGCGTAATGAAGGAAACTGTATCATGTTAAAGATACGCTCCTCAGCCTGTTGTACAAACGTAGGAATGCTCGATACAAAGAGCGATTCCGTATTCTCAGCGTAGTTCTGAATTGTTTGGTACAACGTCACATAATTCATTATGCCATCGGTCCTCTAGCCATTACACCTTTAGTAGCAGCGCCTGTACCACGAATCTTCATTTCGCCATTAGGATTCTCTGGAGTGTAGTTACCTTTACTAATACCACCAGTAGAAATATTCATCTTAGTCATGCACTCAGCGCCAGTACCATACTTGCTGTCAGCTTGAATAGAACTTTTCTTACCAGACATAGTATGTGGCTCAGCATAAACAGAGGCAGAACCAACTTCCTTGCCCATTACTTTATTAGAAAACTTAGCCATTATCTGCCCCTTTGTGCGGCTACTTTAGCCATATTCCGTCCCATAGACTTCATATTCTTGTTAGTTTTGCCAACAGTATGTTTCATAGGTCCGTTTTCAATTTTTACATTTGGTCCAGAGTCACCTAGGTTTGTACCTTTAGTTTTTCCAGATTTAGTAATACCATCAGCTGCTTTTCTGAATCCCATATTAAACTCCTAAGTTGTTGAGATTGTTACACTATTTACAGTACCCGTTGCAACTAATGCATTGGGAGTTAAAGCCCTATCAAAACTTCTAGAACCACCAACAGGGTACCAACCCCATTCAAATACTCTACTACCACCTTCGGGATAACCACCTTCTGCTACTGTGTTGTTATCGCCATTTTCAGTCTGTAAGCCACTTGTTCCAGAAGCGTAATAACTTATATCAGGTCTTGGCTCCCTTACTGCTTGTGGGTCGTTGACCGGATACATACCTAATTGTAACTGAGGTTGGTCAGGTTCCCAACACTCATCACATACTTTTATACTAACCATTCTGGTCTTAATCGTCAATTTTCTTAATTGACTTAATTTAAATCTTTGACCACATCTATCGCACTCCGCAATACTGTGCTTACCGGAAGCAAAATTACTAGGCATTATCTATAGTAAAACAAGTTGCGTGGAACAAACCGAAGCGGTGCAGTCTCCCTGTCTTCTGTAGACGCTAGACCAAACTGTTCTTCGTAATCAGCTTTTAAAAATATAATTCTCTGTGGGTCTGTACCTTGAATTTTTACACTCATCAAGTAGGCTAACCCAGACACCATACAGTTAATAAACCTAAACGGTACGTCTTGTACATTAACACCGCCACCAGCATCTTGGAGTCTGCGCATACGCCAGTAAACAAGTGTATAAGTTGTTCCAGCAGCAGGGCAGGGCCAGAGGTTTACGCAAGGTAAATACTGCGCTGTAATAGCGTCTCCTATTGCGTGGGTAGCTGCTACTGTATTGTTTTGTCCCCTCCAACAGTTTTGGAGTTGGTTTCCAATAATATTTGTATATGCAATTGTTTCGGAACCAATCTTAATGAAGCCAGTTGACCTCAAGTCTAAGTTAGCAATACTACTGTTTGTTGCCGTTTTTAAAGTAATAGTCGTAGCTGTTGCGCTAATAGCTGTCTGTAACAGATATTCAGTTGTATCGCTATTGCCAGATTGACGGTTAAAGTAAACCTGAACCGGTCTACCTGTAGTTAGCTTATTAGGTATAGTAGCGTAAGTAGGCTCAGATATACGAGAGAGATTAATATCAGTTTGGTTGGTTGTATCAGCATTGCTTGTACGGGTTTCTAAGTCTAAGATGTCCACCGTATCTACTGGAACTGCATAGATACCTTGGTTTGGATTTAGAATTATACTTGTCTCTTCAACCGTCCACAGGTTAATACCACGGTTAGCCCACTCAACTAGCATCAAGTTAAGCGACCTTCTAGCGGTTTTTAAGTCATAGCCAGTACGTAGCTGTGAGCCACAGCGCTCAAACGCTTCCTCAACCATTTCAGTTAGGTCAAGGTTAAATACGCTAGTTCCAGATGTTAACGCCATTATCTATACCCTGCGGTTTTCTTTGCTATATTCTTCGGTTGTGCTACAAACTGCTTACCTTTTGCTTTACCCGCTCGTTTTGCTTTAGTAGTTGCTGCGTACTCTTGAGGGCTTAGCGCTTCAATAGCCTTTTTTGGCAAGTACCGCTCACCTGTAACAGATGACTTTTTGCCTGACTTGGTAGTCCATTTCTGGTCCCCCCAATTTTTTAAAGACTGTTGTGGCGCTTTCAATCTCTATACCCCCCACCGGCGGCTTTATATTTCTTTGCTACCAATTGTGCTTTACGAGCTGACCATTTCCCTGCGCCTGTGCCTTGTGTTGCAGCTGCTTTTACTTGCGCAAGTATACGTTTTCTAAGGCTAGGTTTAGTGTAATTACCAGCTGCGTTTACTTTACCACCCTCAGCGTATTGAGTAAAATCAGTATCATCCCTACGGGGTTCTTTTTTACCCTTGGGCATCTTAGAAGGGCTTATTGCGCCCATTCCACGAGAGGCTTTCATGCACGAGTCTTTCCACGAATAGCGCAGCCATCAGCACGAGCAGAGGCAGATTTAACTTTACCGCCACCAGCCATCTTTTTAACGGAACCACCTTTACGCATTGTGTCTCTATCTTTAGATGCCATGCCTGATTTTAAAGCTTCTTTAGCCCTCATTTTGGGAGAGCCTTTTGTTATATAATCCATAGGGCCAGAAAAAATACTTTTAACGTCCTTTAATAGTTTTGATACATTGTCAGACCTTTCTTCGTCTGAAGTACCCGTACCCGTTAAATCTGTAATACCGGGAGATTTGTACTTTTTAGATGCAGTTTTTGTTTCTTTATCAACTTTAGCAGGCACTGGCTTGTCGTCAGCTTCAGTTTTAGTTTCAGTTTTAGTTTCAACTTTAGCTGCAGGTTTTTCAGCAGGTTTAGCGCTGGATGTAGAGCTAGAACTAGCCGCAGGTCTAGTAGTCTTAACTACAGATTTCTCCATATTCTCTATAGGCGTATATAAATCCCCTGTTTCTGGATTACGTTTAAACTTAGACTTAGTCCCTGTTTCGTCAAAAATATCTTCTGACGTTGTTTTAGTCTCAGTTTTAACTTCAGCTTTAGCTGGTTTAGCTGGTTCAACTTTAGCTGGTTCAACTTTAGCTGGGGCAGTTTCAGCTTTTTTAAGCGGAACTGGTTTAGCTTCCTGCTCTTCGCCTCTTGCTAATTTAAACAGGTCAACACCGGGGTCTTTTATTTGACCCATACGGTACTGAACTATTTCATCCGTGCCTTTGTACTCGTCAGTAGAGCCACCAGTACCAAAACGTCTAGTGCGTTTGCCCATTGTTTTTTTCATTGGCTTTTTCATTATTTGCCTTTCATATCATTTTTCCACGGGTTTTTCCACGAACAGCGCAGCCGTCTGCACGGGAAGAAGCGGAACCACCTTTAGCCATCTTTTTAGGGGCGTCTGGTTTTGGGGCTTCTTTAGTAGTTTTCTCTTTAGCTTTCTCTCTACGAGCTTTAGACTCTTCACGAGTCTCACCACCAAGCTCTTCATTAATAACTTCAACAGGATTAGCTAAGCCCTTAGTATCTAAATAGTTACTAGCCTTGTCACTTAAACCTTTAATGAACTCTTTCATGTTAGCAGTACCTTCCGCCTTTAGCCATCTTAACCATTGTGCCTTTAGTTAATCCTTTTTTGGCTACGCCATTAGCTTCTTTATGTCCAGCAGCTAACCCGCCACCAGCCATTTTCTTCATCATTCCGCCTTTTTTAAGGGCTAATTTAGTGCCTTTGCCGCCTTTATGTTCTTGGGAGTCATGCTGTTTAAACGCTTTCTTAATCATTTTTTTGTCTTGGGCACGGTCATCTTTAGCCATTCCACCTACTGCCATTTTCTTAATCTTGCCACCTTTTTTCATGGGCATTCCCGGAGTTCCGGGTTGTGGCGCTCCAGCCTGCATCATCTGGTTATCAGCGCCCATTGCGCCACCTACAGGCATAGCAGGTTTTTTACGAGCTGCCATTAACGCAGCCATCATCTTAGGGTCTCGTTTTGTTGCCATCGTATCACCACCTTTTTTAAAAGTTTTGCCTTTGTCGGCGTTTGAAAAATCTTGCCCCACGGACTGTGGAACACCTACCTTCTTAGCAAAAGCTTTATTATGTGCTATTGCGTTCATAAAATTGTGTTGCTTTTTAGAGCTACTAGGCATTACACCATCCTACCTTTAGTCTTGCCTTTAACGCAACATCCATCTGCTCGTTTAGACGCACTAGATACTGAGCCGCCTTTTTTCATATATTTTATTTTGTTAATTGGAATATTTTCAAAACCCTCTACATCTGTTTTTATTTTTGAATCAGTTGGAGTTAGTTTTTTTAATGGAACATCGTTTATGTCTTTTCCATTTAATTCAAAGCCATAATCTTTATTTGGTTTAATCAACATTTTTTTATCTGTAGCTTTGCCAGATTTTAATGCGTTTGAAAATTCTTCCATATCAGCCATTATATTATCCGTCCTTTTGTTTTACCTTTAACTGCACATCCGTCAGCTCGTTTAGAAGCGCTAGATACTTTACCACCACTAGCCATCTTCTTAACTTTGCCGCCTTTACGCATTTCAGCAGACTGCATTCTTGAATTAATTTGCCTTAATTCTTCGTCTGCTGCATAGTCTGGGTTTAAGTTAATACTTCTTTTTTGCATTTCAGGTTTTGTTTCGCCAACTTTAGGAATATTTGTTCTGTAACCAATAGACGGTTTTTTTGCTTCTGTTATTTCATTTGCTCTTGCTCTATCAGCAAACTTACTCAGTGCTGCTAATCCAGTTCCTTTTGCTCTTCCTAGTGGACTTTTAGTCATAGCAGCATCTTCTTCAGCTTCTAAGAAGGCAAATATTGGGTCTTTTTTAGTCATTATTTTTACCTTGAAATAAGCTGGTCAATTTTGTTTTCAAGCTTGTTAAACCTTGCGTCAATGTGTTCAACAATGCGGTCAACTTCTGCTTTAGTGACGTTATCACGGGCTACCTCT